GTTGCTTTCTCTAGTCATCCGGGATTATCCCGATGACCGGAAAAAGTTCATCGATCTTACTGATGAATGGTTAACAGAAGAACAAGCCGACGAATTATATTGGTTTCTTTGGGGCTGGTTTAATGAACCTATTTCTGGTTCGACTCAGCAAGCAACAAGTGCTTTACCCATTGAAAATGCGGAGACCTCTCAATCTTTGCTTCAGATTACTGAAGTAAAGGATGTGTTGCAATGACTACGTATACAAAAGATACCAGCTCTAAGTTTATCACAAACTTTCGTGATAATACTAGTGGCGTCGAACAGACGCCACAGCCTTCTTGGAACCTCAAAAGGGTTCTAGTTGGTGAGCGGTTACCAAATTACAACGTAATCATTTCGCAAGGGCTATCTGCTACTACTCCGCTTGACGCGGAAGAGCAGTCTGTGCCTGTATTCGCACCAAACCGTGTTACATGGTTTAGGAGCGGGTACGCCGGCCCTGAGTGGAGCACTAGGTTTGGTTTTCCTAGTGTTTTTCCTCAGATGGGCGGTACATTCGGGAATTTTCCTGAAGCTTCTGCAAGTCTGCAGAATGCGGCACATGCGCAAGCCCTAAAGTACTACAACGCAGAAATACATCAGTATAAGTCTCCGTTGGCCTCACAAGTGTTCCTAGGCGAAATCCGTGAAACGATTCGCTTTTTGGTACACCCGTTGAGGACTCTACGTGAGCTACATGATGCATTATACGTTAGGTGGATATCTTATGATAAGCTACCGCGTGGTGCTTCCAGGTCAAAGGCTCTTGCGAACCTCTGGTTGGAATCGCGTTTCGCAGTCTTACCGTTAGTCAATGACATAAATGCAGCCCTTCGCATCCTCGATGAGAGGCACGAGAGGCATGATTTTGTTAAAGCATATGGTAAGGCAGAAACGTCCACGTTAACTAATGAAAGTATATCTGGCTACACTGTCACTCACAAAAATGAAGTGATACGTACAACCAGAGTCGAGAGCTTTATCAAAGCCTCCATTTTACTGGAATTACTTGACACCAATCAGGGTCTATATGAGTATCTAACCTCAGACTTTGCCAATACGGCGCAGACGGCTCAAGCTTTTTATGAGATCGCCCCGCTGAGTTGGTTGTTAGATTATCTCGTCAACATAGGTGATATTATAGGGGCATTAGCACAAGTACAGACAAAAACAAACTTCACCTCATGGTCTTTGGTTACGACGCAAGTCGAACAAAGAACATGGAAGGGGTTTGCCTCGGCTGTACAGAGCTACTCGCTGCAATATGCAGATCCTCCGTACTATCGCGCACAATGGCGGAAGGTTAAGAGGCGTGAGCTAGGATCAACAGTACCACCGTTGACTTTTATGCTCCCTTTGGGCACCGTTCAGGTGGCCAATACCTTAGCTTTCCTAATACAACGTATTAAACATTAAACCAGTTTAATACACTTTTTAAGGAGTACTAACTATGTCACTTACCATGACTGGCGTCGTAACTGGCGCTGCAATGACTGGATTTACCTCACCAACGTACACATTGACCGCAGATACTGCGGCTGATGATAATGCTCGCCAATCAGCTGTTACAGTGATTGGTGGCACACAAACTGGTGTGGGTGCCCACTCGGTATCGTTACCATTTACGGTAACAGAAACCCGTCCTCGTACTTTACGTACATTGGGACGTCCTAATCTTAACGGATTGATTCAAAATGTAGGTAGAAATACTTACAAGCGAATCATTCGAAAAGGTGCCTATCCATTGTCTGGGCAACCTGCTCAGACGTTGATATCTCGTACAGAGTATGAGATATCAGCTGGCGTTGAGCTAAATGACCAACCTAACTTAAAAGCGATGTTATGCTTTGAAGCAGGCTATGTCAGTGCAAACGCCATTGGTAGATTTGACACCTTCGTTAACGCTATCCTTTAACGGATAGCATAAATTAGGAGATAGGGTATGGAATTCAGTCCTACAACACTTTTGGAATCACTAGATAAAGCTGAACTTTATGAAAATGAGCTTGCGACCTTCAGGATGAAAGTCTTGAAAGCAAGCCTATTGAAAAAGTTCCTTGGCAACAATGCACAGCAGAAGTCCTTAGAGGACGCTGCTAAAGCTAATTTTATAGCTAACAACGAAAGGGTCTCAAAGATCCGATTAGTTGAGTGCGACCTGCTTAGGTATATGCGAGATGAGATGCACTTGCTAATCAATTCGAAAGAATTGCAAGCAAACACGCTCACGCTCACAGATATACTCCAAGTAGGCTATTGTGGTCCAGGTGCTAGCGTGGCAGCGAAAAATACAGACTTCTTGAATAAGATGTTCTGCTCATCACTGTCCACTACTAGCTTTTCGCTTTATCAGCACTACGCTACAAACATTTCTAAACGGTGGAAATCAGCCGAAGACTTACGTCTAAAGCATCACTCGATAAAGAATGTTCGTGGTTCCAACATCTCGGTCGTCCCTAAGGATGATAGCAAGAGTCGTACTATTTGTACTGAGCCTGTGCTGAATATGTTTTATCAGCTTGGCGCAAAGGAAGTTATTGAAGGTTGTCTGAAGAAAGTCCATAATCTGGACGTTTCCAAGCAACCGGAAATCAACAAATACCTAGCAAAACTCGGGAGCATTCACCAGTCATATGCAACAATTGACTTGAAGGATGCCTCCGACAGTATTAGTACGGCCCTGGTCCAAACACTGTTAAACCCGACTGCCTATAACACACTGGATAGAATCCGGTGTAAGGAAGTTAGGATCGATGGTGAGTGGCACAGGTTGAATATGTTTAGCACAATGGGAAATGGTTTTACATTCCCGCTAATGACTAGCATATTCTCTTGCCTCGTTAGAAGTGTGTATCGCTTAAACGGCATACACCCAAAGTGCGGAATTAACTACTCCGTGTTTGGCGATGACATTATTGTTATTAACTCACTTTACAGTGAGGTTGTTAACGCTCTAATGTCACTAGGCTTCATCCCTAATATGAACAAATCGTTTTCTGAAGGGTTCTTTCGAGAATCCTGCGGTGGCGATTATTTCCATGGATATAATGTCCGTGGTGTTTATATAAGGAAACTAAAAAATGAAGCTGACTTCTATACATCTTTTAATCAGCTTTTACGTTGGTCTGTTGACAATGGCATCGATGTCTCTGACGCTCTTGCTGATCTTGTGGCGAACACTCCTATAAGGTTTGTTCCAAACAACTCAGCGCAAGACTCAGGGATTATCATACCCTCTTGTATGGCGGACCAATTGGTAAAACGAGACAATCAAGGTTTCTACCGCTTTAAGCGGCTTGAGCCCAAAACTATCGTTTACCGTGTAAAAGCCTCACATCCCAATCTTCCTGGCGCGTTACTCTGCGCTATAGGGGGATATGTGAGAAACAACCGAGTTACTGTAGCACCAAAGGTGCCGCAGTACAAAATCTGCAAGCGTTTTACGCCTGTATGGGGAACGGCTAAGCAAAAGTTTGATGAAACATCATTCCTTGCTGAATCTAGGTTCTTGGGAGATCCTAGACGCGCAGTTGCACTGTTTCAGGGCAATATGCGGGCCAGACACTATATAGGTATGGACGTTTGCAGTTGGTCAGATGACCAAGAGGCGGC